GTAAGTTGCCATTAGTTATACCTCCTTACTCAGATACCGTGAAGGCTGTTGTGATGAAGTCCTTGTTCAAGTTCGCAAAGCCAGCGTATAGCTGCCATATGAGAATAATGAAGCGGCTAAAGTCATCGTTGTTATTAATGAGGACTTGAGCGTTTGGACCACCAATACCTACACCGATAGCCTGTGGTCCGAAGAACAGACCTGCAGGAGTGGTATGATTCACAGCACCTTGCCCATCGGCAATGTTAACTGAGATAGATTTAGCGGGGAAGTTGGTTGATTCGAAGAATCTTACTCCCTCGAAGACAAATCCGGAAGGCATGACGGGCTCACCACCTACGAACTGTGCCTGGCCATATTGACCACCACCGTAGATAGCTTGGTTAGGACCGCCAGCACCCATTAGAGGGTTGCCTTGTCCCATGCCTGGGTAACGTGCAACTTCACGGAATCCCTGATCAGCCCTGAGATCCTTCATGAATGAAGGGTCAGCGATACAGCGATAGTATCCGTCACCGAATACAGGTACGTGACGCTTACGTAAGCTCTTAACTACTTCAAGTAGGTCAGTCTTAACGTTGAACTTAAATCGCTCAGAAGCATATTCTGTAGCTGAATAAGCGTTAAGGTTTCCACCAGCAGCTTTAGCTTTATTATTTGGATAGTAGTAACCACCTTGTGTATCACTACTCTGTCCTCTTGATTCACTCTTGAATAGCTCATCTAAGAAGACTCTGTCTCTCCAACGTCTGTAATCATCGAGAAGAGTCAACGAACCAATACTCTGGTGGAACATATTAAGGTTCCCTGTATCGAGCAATAGTCGCTGCGCTGTCATCAATGTCTCACGAGCAATTTTGAAAGTGCTAGGGAGATTTGTGTTAGCTGGATCTGCAGGTCCTGTATACTCACGAAGAGATACAAGAACCTTGTCCTTGACAATAGATCTGCTGTTTGCTGTACCTATGGTTTGATCCTGAGTACGCTCACGGCTGGTCTTAGTGCCAGGATTGCCAAAGAACCTGTAACGGTCAAGTTGGACCGTTTGTCCGGGTTGCTTTGTAAAGTCGTGTACCACTACTGGTTCAGTAGCCATCTCCACGACATACGCTGGATGCGGGCGATAAAGCTCCGCGCCGAGCAGTTTTGGAAAATCGTTATCAATAAACATGTTGGTTTCTCAGCGCAAGAATTTTGCTGATACCAGAGGAATAAAATCCTCTATTGCTGGAAAAAAAATTCCATTATAGAAATTATAACAAGACTTAATAAACCTACTTATATAAGTTGACGTATTTTAAGCGACGTTAAAGGGAGAATATCCGGTAGGAGGAACAGCACCAATTCTATGGTATGGCGTAATGTATCCATCAGCAGGTTGTAAATCGGGAACTTTGCCGATTTGATCTTCTTTCATCAACTCGGAGAGTGCTAATGCTTGTTTTACTTTTGCGATGTCCATAGTTTTAAATGTTTCCAGGTACGAAGTTATACCCAGGCATAGGTAAAGTTAGTGATTGTGCGTCCATACCTTGAGCCGCTTGCATAATAGGTTGATATTGATTGTAGAAATCTCGCATTTGATTTTTTGATCCAGCCTGCTGACCCATGTAATAGCCTAAACCAGCTAAAGGTCCTAAACCTACTCCATAACCAAGAGTACCTGGAATTCCACTATGTGTTGGGTTGTTATAACCAGCTACACGACCATGTACACCACCTATAGCCATTGGAACACCAACAGCTGCTAAAGGGAGAGCCACGTTTGGGTTGGCTAACCCTTTAAACACCTGTCCAGCCATTCTTCCAATATTTCCTATTGTGGCTGCTGCTGCCATTATTCCATTACAAGGAGCTTCTGACGGAATAACTCAGGACTCTGTTGAGCAGCGTTGAGGTACTTCCATGCATTCTGAGGATCTCTGTCAGCTAAGTTACCGAAGCTATTCCAGAACTGCTCAGGGTTACCTTGATCAACCTGTGGTTGTGGAGGTGCAGGCATCTCTGGACGTTGTGGTGCAGGAGCCTGTTGTGCAGCTTGTGGAGCAACGTTTTGGAACTGTTGACCTACAAACCTACCATCGGCTGCTGGAGCAGCTTTCTCGACAGGATGAGGACCATTAGGACCAAAGAACTCACAAGTGTAATCAGCAAGAGTATCAGGATTAGTGAGAATTTTCTCGTATGCCTTATGCTCGTTGACTAACTCTTGTAGTAAACCAGTTGCTTCGTTTAGTTGACCGTTGGACTGTATAAGTGAATCTTCTATCTGACAAGCATAGTTGTTAAGTAACGCAGGAGCATCTGCACCAAAATGGTTAATTACTTCAAGACTTGCTTCGCTTACTCCGCTTTCCCTTAGCTGATCCGCTGTCACTTCCGTAGACGTTTGGGAAGAGGCGTTGGAGTAGCCCTGGCTGTTCGCGCTCGAAGGCATATATGTCTGCGCTGCCGGGTCGCTGTACTGGGTTGTCGCTTGGGAACCGTAGTTGGCCTGCACTCCTGATGGGGTCGTTGTCGATTGTTGACCCTGGAACGGGAATTGGACTGGTGAACTCAGGAGGTTCACTACCTTGTCGAATGCGTCCCTGTAAGGATTCTCCGCCTGTGCTTGCTGCTGCTGCGGAGCCTGTGGCGCTGGCGATCCCTGGTAAGCCGAGGGAGTAGGGCTGTATTGGAGTCCCTGAACCCCCATCTGGGCTGCCACTTGTGGTGCTGGTGCCGCCATCGGCTGGGCGCCTGCTGTCCACTGAGGTGTTGTTGCCACTGTTGGAGCCTGAGCCGCCGTCTGAGCTACTGGAGCCCCTGAGTTGATCGGCTGGGTCTGGGATACTTGGGGTGCCGATTGGGTCGGCTGAGCGATAACGTCCGGCATGGGTTACTTCTTTTTGTAAACTTTCGAGTGTTCTATATAGAAACGGGGTGAGATTTAATCTCGGGTCGGCAGCAATCGGTAAATTCGGTTGCTCCGGATGGGGAGTTCTCATTTCTTGATTGACTAAGTCAATAAGACCTGAGTAAGCCCTCTGTAGTTCCCCAACAACTCTGAATGGAAATCCCGAGAGCATCCCGGCAATTTCATCATCAGTTTTAGATGGGAATAAATACTTCAGTGCTTCTATACTATCAACACCCAATTCTTGTAAGTTCCTAACAAATATTGATTGATTCAATTTATCTTGTGCAGTGTCCTCATAAACAGGACCCATCCAACGCCATAAAACAGTACGATCACCATCTGGTGCAAGTCCTAATACTCCACTAGGTATATCTCCCGAACGTAAGACGTCCTCTATGGTTTGCTCTAATTTTTGTTCATATTTTGCCTTCGCCTTATCATATTTTTCTAATGCTTTATCATCTTCCATATCAACTGGAAGTTGTGGATATTTAATACCAGTAACAAACGCTAATGATTTACGGAATATTTGTTCTTCTTGGAAAAGAATTAACTCAAAACACTTACAAATACCATATTGATATAACTGAAGACACTTTTTCTTAGCTGTAGCACTAACACGACCATAAGCAGATTTTATCTCTGTTGCTGTTACATTCGTGATACTCAAATCATCAATACCACCTAAAGCTAGACGTAATTCACTACGAAGTTGTTCTGCATATCTAGCCTGATCTGTACTAACAGCATTAGGAGTAATAAAACCAACACGATCAGATGGCTCTAAGTTTGCAATAACTCTAGGTACACGCATACCACTTCCAGGTTTACCTATATACCCTGGTTGTTGTCTTGTTAATGGATCTTGCTTATATGTAGAACTTGATAATAATGATTCAGATCCAAACCCTGATTGACTTGAAATACTAGGTCTTTGTACTGCACTGTCCGAATCGTTCTCGACAATATCTTGTTTTGGTCTAGAAGATAGAAGAGTTGGATTACCAAAGAAAGATAAGTTAGCTCTAATATTTTTAACCATCTCATCGTGAGCTACGATTTGATTAGCTAATATTTCAAATTCACCTGCACCATCTGTACCAAACGCATCTGGATTATTAAATACTTCAACGCAAGGAATAAATTGCATTGTATTTTTAACCACCTTTTTATCTAAGGCAGCAACATCCAGCATTTCTTGTTCAAAAGTTATTTCCTGTTCAGTATGGAATTCTTCAATTTCAGTAGGAGTAATACGCAAACGCATATATCTCTTATCTGTACTCATCCCTACATTTCTTATCCCTTTCTTAGCCTTAACTTTGTAAGGATAAATTAGGATTACTTCTTCAAGATCTCCTTCTGGAGAATAATATGTTCTATAAGAATCTTTATCAAACCAATAAATTCTGTATGTTTTTCTAGTAGGTCTTATATAAAAAAGTCCTTTACCGTATGCTAAAAATCTGTCCCAAATAGAATCTAATCTTGCATCTAATTTATTGAACTTAATTACCTGCTGTATAAAGTCAAAACGTTGAGTACCGAAGTTATCTTGTTGAGGAAAGAATTCAACACCCTGTCGTATCCCAAACATCTTCATCTGGGATAGATGAGCATTAACCAGCATTGTGTCAGCTGGTCCTGTCCCGTCACGACTAATTACTGACTGCAGTATCTGGTCAAGAACAGTTTTGCTATTGCTGTCACTCATTGTTTTCAGTTAATTCTATTCTTCAATGTTGTACCCAGCGTGTATTCGTTTGAGGGTAATAATTTCGTCCTCAACTTCTACTTGAAACCTTTCATTAGGTTGAAGAGATAAATCGTGACAAAGTTCATCGGGCAAAGGAATGACTACAGAACCGTAAGCATCTTGCTCGATCTCTAACGTATGGTAGCTGGTTGACATTGGTAGTGTTCTTTCCAGTTTAAATCGTCAATACTCTAACTCTAGTTTTCCTCGGGTCATCAATCCATTACATAGCCATACCAAAGCATCTACACAATCATCATGTGAACTTACTCCAAAATTGATAATTTCATC